AAGACAATCCGTATGCGTGGCAAATGGGTATCTTATGACCCTCGTGAGTGGTCTGACCTATATGATGTGTCAATCAACGTAGGATTGGGTAACGGTAACCGCCAAGAGCAGATTGCTATGTTGCAAATGATTATGGCTAAACAGGAAGAAATCATCGGCAAGTACGGTGCTAACAACCCATTGGTGACTGTAACGCAATACCGCAGCACACTTGGTCGCATGATTGAGATGGCTGGCTTTAAAGACACAACATCATTCATTAATGACATTACACCAGAGGTTGAGCAGCAAATAATGCAACAGGCATCACAGCCACCTGCTGATCCAACGTCTGAGGCAGCACAGTTATATGCCAAGGTAGAAGAACAGAAGGCTCAATTATCTGCACAGACTTCTCAAGCCAAGCTACAACTAGACCGTGAGCAAATGCAGGTAGATAACGCTCGTAAAGAATTAGAGTTCCAACAAAAACAAATGCAACTTGAGGGTGAATATCGTATCAAGGAAGCTGAGCTGCAATTGAAACAAATGGAACTAGAGATGAAGACACAGGCAACAGACGGTAAACTACAGACAGAGCAACTTAACGCAATCATGTCAGCTATTACTAGCTTGAATGAAATGGTAAAAAGTGGTATAAAGGCAGAGTCACAAGATATAGTAGATTATGAAGATTAAACTACTAGATATAGTGTATAAAGGATAGATTATGGGAATGCAATCACAGCCACAGCAAGGTCAAGTATATTATGATGCTGATACAGGTCAATACTATACTCAACCAGCTAGACAAAGCGCATTCCTTAATCCCGTATTTGGCTTAATGAAAAATTCAGCACAACGTAACTATCTTACTAATTTTAATAATCAATCCATGACTGCAAAACCAGCGCAACAATTTACTCCAATTGATATTGCTGCATTATTTCCAGAGTTAATGCAAGGCGCACAAGGTATGCAAGGTGACTCACAAGCAAGTGCCGGTTTACTTGGCGGTCAAGGCGCAGCACAATCAGCATCAAGCGGTGCTGGCAGATTCCTATGACCAAATCAGAGTGGGCAAACAATATGCTCCAAGATCAAAACTTCTTGGATGTGTTTAAAGAGATGGAAGATTTGCAAATGTTACGGTGGGCTAATTCACCGCTTTATGATTACGATGAGCGACAAGATGCTTACACAAAGCTAACTGCTATACGTGAAGTAATGGCTCATATAGTTGGCATGGCAGATGATAGAAAGATTAATGCAAAACGCTGGAAGATACTTTAACGCTTTTGCCAATAATGGCTAATTTAGGAGTAAAAGATGGAAACCGTCACCAACCCTTCGGGGAGTGAAACACAAAGTAATGGCACTATCAATGAAGCAACAAACGCATTCTTAGGTTTAATGGATGCATCGGAAGCACCCGAAGAAGGGCAAGCAGAAGAGCAACCAGAACAAGAGGATGACGAAGGTGTAGAGCAACAAGAAGGGCAAGATGACGATGGCTCAGAGGAGTCTGAATCAGAACCAGAAGAACAACGTTTTAACGTTAAAGTTGCTGGCGAAGATAAAGAACTAACCTTAACTGAACTAAAGACACTAGCTCAACAAGGCGCTGACTATACCAAAAAGACGCAACAAGTAGCAGAGCAACGCAAAGCAGTAGAGGCTGAACAACGAGCTATTGAAGAAGCCAAATACATGCGTGATGCTTATGCAGAACGGTTGCAAGCAATGGAGCAGTTACTTAGCTCACAACAACCACAGGAAGACTTAGAGTCCCTAAAAGAGTCAGACCCTATTGGTTACGCTGTACGAGTGGCAGAGATGTCGCAGAACAAAGAGAAGCTATACGCAATACAAGCTGAACGTCAACGCATTGCAGAGATGCAACAAGCGGAGCAACAGCAAGGAATGCAACAATACCTATCTCAACAGGCTGCTGTACTATCTGAAACGCTACCGGAATATAGCGATCCAGTTAAGGGCGAAAAACTAAGGTCAGACTTGCGCTCGTTCGCAAAGAACTTAGGTTTCTCAGACCAAGAGCTATCAGCAGTACGAGATGCTCGGCACGTTATGGCATTGTATAAGGCAATGCAGTACGACAAATTACAACAGTCTAAGCCTCAACTAAATAAGAGGGTTAGTGAACCGCCTAAGACTATTAAGTCTGGTAACAGTAACACAGCAGCAAATACTGACCAGGCTAAGAAGGCTTTGGCTCAATTACAAAAAACAGGCAAGGTGCGTGACGCTGCATCTGCTTTTGAAAACTTTATTTAAGGAACTATCATGGCAACATATCAAACCTATCAGTCCATCGGCAATCGTGAAGATTTAGCTGATGTTATTTACAACATCTCACCTACAGATACTCCATTCATGACATCTGTTGGTAAAACCAAAGCTACTGCTGTTTATCACGAATGGCAAAAAGACAGCTTGGCTTCTGTAAACGTATCAAACGCTGTTGTTGAGGGTGCTACTGCATCTGACGCTACAATGTCACCAACTACTCGTATCGGTAACCGTACTCAAATCTCACAAAAAACTGTTAAGATTTCTGGTACTTTGGAAACTGTAAACAAAGCTGGTCGTAAATCAGAAAAAGCATACCAATTGGCTAAGGCTTCTGCCGAAATCAAACGCGACATGGAAGCTATCTTGTTAAGCAACCAAATTGCAGCTACTGGTGATGCTTCTACTGCACGTGTTTTGGGTGGTCTACAAACATGGTTAGCTTCAAACACTTCTAACGGTTCAGGTGGTTCTGCTGGTGCTTCTGGTACTACTGCACGTACTACTGGTACAGACCGTGCTTTCACTAGCACTATCTTGAACACAGTAATCCAATCTACTTACACTAACGGTGGTTCACCAACAATCTTGATGGTAACTCCAGCACAAAAAGTAGTTGCATCTACATTTGCCGGTATTGCTACTCGTTACAAAGATGTACCAGGTAATGTTCAAGCATCAATTATCGGTGCAGCAGACGTTTATGTTTCTGACTTTGGTACTATCTCTATCGTACCTAACCGTTTCATTCCTAACACAGACTCAGATGACGTAGCATTCTTACTAGATCCTGAAATGGCAGCCGTAGCTTACCTACGTCCATTCCAAACTAATGAGCTTGCTAAAACTGGTGACGCTGATGTTACTCAACTTTTAGTAGAGTACACATTGGAAGTTAAGAACGAAGCAGCACACGGTATCATTGCTGACTTAACTTAATAGTTAGTTAGATATGTGGGGAGGGGCAACTCTCCCCCATTATGAGGTCTTATGAGCAATATAATATCCAACGGCATTACAGATACATCATTCATAGATAACGGTGATGAACTAATCATTGCTAAAAGCCAAGACATCTCCGGCATACTAGAAATGAATAAGCGTGAATACGCTGCACAAGATGAACGTAAGACATGGGGCAACGATGCCTTTAGTAACAAGGTAGCATCCATACCGCTCACAGTTTTCGCAGAATTAGAAAAGCAAGGCATTACACGTGGCTTTGCAGTAATAGACAAAAAACGATTTAACGAATGGTTAAACAACCCTGATAACAGGGCATTTCGCACAAGGGCAGGGCGCATCTAATGGCATTGACTACATACGCAGAATTACAGACTACGATTGCCAGTTACCTAGCACGTAGCGATTTAACAGCAATGATACCTGACTTCATTAGGCTTGCTGAAACACGTTTACGCAGAGAGTTGCGTATACGTCAAATGCTAAAGTTTGCAACAACAACTGCTGTTGCTGGAACTGCTACCGTAGAATTACCACCATCATTTTTACAAATGCGTGATTTGCATGTAGCAACAACACCGGCAGCAACATTAGAATATCAATCACCTAGTTCACTATTCCGCAACTCACGTACTACCGACTCTGGTCTACCAAGACAATACACGGTGCTAGCCAATGAGTTTCAATTATCACCTATACCAGATAGTTCATACACATTGCAAATGCTGTATTACGCATCGCCAGACTTCTTGAGCGACACTAATACATCTAACGTATTTATGGTGAACTGCCCAGACTTGCTATTGTATGGATCACTTGGTGAGGCAGAGCCTTACTTAATGAATGACGCAAGGTTACAGACATGGGCAAGTATGTACGACCGAGGTGTAACTGCTTTAACCGTATCAGATGACCAAGGTGAATATGCTGGCTCACCAATTGCAATTTCTGTTGCGTTAAGATAAGGATAATTTATGGCAACAATTGTCACAAGGGCTGGTAAAGGTAGCGCCTTAACGTATGCTGAGGCTGATGCAAACTTTACAAACTTAAATACCGACAAGATTGAAACATCAGAGATTGGTGTAACTGTTCAACCTTTTGACAGTAATTTAGAATCATTTTTAACTGTTTTTGAATTGCCTACAGCAGACAGTACGGCAGGATATGTTATATCTACAGACGGTGCTGGCAATTTAAACTTTATTGCACAAGGTGGTGGAGTAACTTCTGTTACAGCAACAAGTCCAGTTACTAGTACAGGTGGCGCAACACCTGTTATTGCTATGCCAGCAGCTACGACAAGTGTAAGTGGGTACTTAACATCAACTGATTGGAATACGTTTAACAATAAGGGTGCAGGAACAGTTACTTCAGTAACAGGCACTTCTCCAGTAGTTTCAAGTGGTGGTGCAACTCCTGCAATAAGTATGGCAGCAGCCACGACCTCAGTTAATGGCTATTTGACATCAACCGATTGGACAACCTTTAATAGCAAAGCACCTGCAACATCAGGAACGTCTATTCTTTATGGGAATGGTTCAGGTGGGTTCAGCAATGTCACCATAGGAACAAATTTAACATTTTCTGGTGGGACATTAGATGCAACTGGTGGCGGTGGTGGTTTAACAGGATTTACTTCTGCCTACAACACATCCGCACCAAACGCTACAGTTACAGTATCTTCCTTATCAGCAACAGGAGCAGCTACCGACATTGATGTAGCCATTGTGCCTAAAGGTCTTGGTTCTATCCTAGCCGCCATTCCTGATAGCACGGCAACTGGTGGCGATAAGCGTGGTACATATGCAGTTGATTTACAAACCAAACGAACACTCTCTACACAAGTAGCTTCAGGTAACTATTCTGTTGTAAGTGGTGGTGAATCAAATATTGCTTCAGGTGCTTGGTCAGTAATTGCTGGTGGTAGTAATAATACTGCTTCAGCAGAGGGAGCAACTGTTGGTGGTGGTGGATATAACGAAGCCTCCGGTTTTTATTCTGTTATTGCTGGTGGTGGTGGTAATGACCCAGGAGATGTAAATACTGCTTCAGGTAACTATTCTTTTATAGGTGGTGGTTATGCTAATATTGCCTCTAGTACTACTACAGTAGTTTGTGGAGGTAGTTCTAATACGGCTTCAGGTGACACTTCATTTGTAGGTGGGGGTTATAGTAATACTTCCTCGGGGGATTGGTCTGTTATTGCTGGTGGAGAAATTAATACTGCTAATAGTTTTAATTCTTCTGTAGGTGGTGGTCTATATAATACCGCATCAGGTGATTATTCTGTTGTAAGTGGAGGTGGTTATAATACAGCATCAGGTAATACCTCTTACGTAGGTGGTGGGGATAATAATACTGCATCAGGAGACTGGTCTAGTATTGTTGGTGGAAAAGAAGCAACAACACGTGGACTTTATGGAGCAAATACAAGAGGAAACGGTGCCTTTAACAATCTTGGCGATGCTCAAATTGGTAGTTATATTGCAAGAAGACAAACAACTACTGCAACAGCAACTGTATTAACTTTTGACCAATCTGCTGCTGGTACGACAAATCAAGTAGTATTACCAAATGATTCAACCTACTTCTTTACTATTTCAATCTCAGCTCGTAGAACAAACGCAGACAATGAAAGTGCTGCCTATAAGTTTGAGGGATGTATAGACAGAAACACTAATGCTGCTTCTACTGCCTTAGTTGGTGTGCCAGTAAAAACAATACTTGCAGAAGACACAACTGCGTGGGATGTATCAGTAACGGCAGATACAACCAATGGTGCATTAGCAATTACAGTAACAGGTGAGGCATCTAAAACAATTCGTTGGGTTGCTCACATTCAAACAGTAGAAGTTGTAGGATAATAGGAGTATATAATGGCTTTAAAATTAAACATTACCGATACACAAACTGGGTCAACATTTACTGATGCGTATGCACGAATCAAAGGCTTTGCTGGTGACAAGACAAGTGTTAAATACATTGTTGAAGTTCATGCTACAGAACAAGCTAGACTTGATAACAAACGACCAGTAGTGCGTCAATCGTTTACATTAGATTCTACTAACTTTAATGGTGATGTTTTGCCAGAATTGTATGCTAATTTAAAAACTCAATTAGGTTATGAATCCGCAGAGGACTGCTAATGGCTATTGAAACCAATCAAGTATCAGATAAGCTAACCCCATCTACAGGTACATTAGATATAGTTGGGGCTCTAACAGTTAATGGAGTAGCTGTTGGAGGTATGTCATTACTTTCAACAGATACATTTGCTACTGCTGGTACATTTAGTGGTGGTTGGACTAAGAATGGTAGTGCTAAGATTGTATTAGTCGTAGCCATTGGCGCTGGTGGCGGTGGAGCATCAGGTGGTGCATCTCAAAACGTGGCTTATGGTGGCACAGGTGGCGGTGGAGCAGGGGCTACTGTTCGTAATGTATTCCCAGCTTCAGTCTTAGGCTCAACAGAAACTATTGTTGTTGGCACTAAAGGCGCAGGTGGTGCTTCTGTTAGCAGAACAGGTAACGCTTCAAACGGTGGTGTTGTAGGAAACCCGGGTAGTGCAGGAACAGTATCTAAATTTGGTGATTGGTTATCTGCTGAAGGTGGTGATGGTGGTACAGTCAATGTATCAAATACCACTTTGTTAGGTGGCGGTTTAGGCGCACAGATATTAGCTGGATTTACAATACCTATTGAAATTGGTGGTGATGGCACTAACGCATCTGCTGGTGATAACAACCCACAAGCAACTAGCCCTGCTACAGCAACTATATTCATGTCATCAGGTGGTGGCGCAGGTGGTTCAGTAGGTGTTTCTACTGGCGCAATTAACGGAACAACAGGTGCAACGGCTGGTGCTGTTTCAGGTGGGACTGCTGGTACTGGGGATAGTACTGCTGTTAATGCTACTGGTACAGCAGGTGGTGCTGGTTCAACCAATGCTGCTGGCACTCAAGGCTCAGGTGGTGGCGGTGGGGGTAATGCTGTTTCTACTGGTACTACTGGTACTATTGTTGCTACTGGCGGTGCTGGTGGTAATGGTGGTGTTGGTGCTGGCGGTGGTGGCGGTGGTGCTGCTCGTACTGCGATTACTACAGGTAACGTAGCAACATCAGGCAAAGGTGGCGATGGCGGTGACGGTAAAGTAATTGTTTATCAATACGGTTAATAATTATGGCATGGACAGAAGTCATTACTAGTGATAACACATGGGCAATACAAAATAATTTGTATGTTGTTGCAGGTTATTGGGAAGACGGTTATGTAGTAGATACCACTAATACTTGGTTAAACAATTCAGAATCATCTAATACTTGGATAGTTATAGGATAAATCATGGCAAAAAATAAAATAAGTGAGTGGAGTGCTACGGCAGCAAATAATACCGACATTGGTGGTATTGATATTGCCGAAGGATGCGCTCCATCTGGTATTAATAATGCTATCCGTGAATTGATGGCTCAAGTTAAGGATCAACAGACCGGAACAGACGCAGACAACTTTGTAGTAGGTGGTAACTTATCCGTTACTGGCACGACTACCGCTACTGGTGCAATGTCTGTTACTGGTGCAATTACTGCTACTGGTGGTGTAACTGGTAACGTTACAGGCAACGTCATTGGAAATACAACAGGTAATGTTACAGGCAATTTAATATCTGTGACAAATACTGTAACTTCTGGCAGTTTTATTGTTGGCAATACTTATACCATTTTAACTGTTGGGACAACAGATTTTACTTTGATAGGCGCATCTGCTAATACAGTAGGAGTTAGATTTACTGCAACCGGTGTTGGAACTGGTACTGGTACAGCAACTACATTTACAGGTCGTGCAGTAGGCTTGTTTGATACATTAGCCGTATCTAATGGAGGAACTGGATCTACATCAATTACTGCTAATAGCCTTCTTCTTGGAAACGGCACAAGTGCATTGTCAGGAAATTTAGTTGCACCTAGTACAATTGGCAATGTATTAATGTCTAGTGGAACAACATGGACTAGCGCAACAAAAATAACATCTAATAGTTTAATACTTTCTGGAGTTACGTCAGCTGCTGTAACGAGCATTCCAAGTTGGGTAAAAAGAATAACTATTAATTTTGTTGGTGCTGGGACAAATGGCACATCTAATATTCTAATACAGATTGGCGATTCTGGTGGTTATGAAATTACTGGATATAATTCTGTTGCAACATATTCAACTACTAATGTTACTGCTACTACAGGTTTTATTGTTTATGGCAGCACAGCTACTGACAGTAGAATGGGTACAATTACACTTACAAAATCATCAACAGTTGCTGCAACAAATACATGGGTTGCATCTGGGAATGTATCTTCAACACTTACCACTACATCCGCCTCTCATTGTGGATATAAATCACTAAGTTCAACATTAGATAGAGTACAAGTTACTACAGTTAGTGGAACTGATTTATTAGATAGTGGTACTTGCAATATAACATACGAATAATTTTGGAGTTTTAATGGCAACTCAAAAAATATTATTTACAGAATGGACACCAGATTTACCTGGTGTTGCTGAAAACTTATCTGTTGCAAAAAATGTAGTGCCTACTGCACTTGGCTATAGCCCATTCCCATTAGGTGTAGATTATTCTGCTGCTGCAAGTGAAAACCTTAACAATGTCTTTGCCGGAAAGTTTAGTGCTACAACAAACATATTTGCTGGTGGTGCTACCAAGTTATTCAAGTTAGATGGTGCTGATTTAAGCATGGATAATGTATCTAAATCTGGTAATTATTCTAGTGTAGTTAAATGGAACTTTACACAATTTGGCGATACTATTATTGCTGCAAACAATGTAAATAAATTACAAAGTTATACACTAGGGGCAAGTTCATTATTTGATGACTTAAATGCAAGCGCACCAGTAGCAAAATTTGTAACCGTAGTACGTGATTTTGTTGTAGCCGCTAACTTAGATGGTGGATCTAATGCCAATAAAGTGCAATGGTCTAACATTAATGATGAAACAAATTGGACACCAGGTGCAGCAAGTCAGTCTGATTATCAAATAATTGCAGACGGTGGTAATATAACAGGTATGACTGGTGGTGAGGTTGGTCTTATATTCTTAGATCGCTCTGTTGTCCGTATGTCTTACATTGGCTCACCTTTATTCTTCCAATTTGACACAATTAGTCGTGGTATTGGTTGTGTAGAAGGAAACTCTGTTATTCAGTATGGTGAAATGACTTATTTTTTAGGCGCAGATGGGTTCTATTCATGCGATGGCTCTACTGTAACTGCAATTGGTACACAAAAAGTAGATTCTTGGTTCTATGCTAATGTTAACCAATCAAAACTTAATTTAATGTCATCAACCATTGACCCATTCCGTAAAATAGTAGTTTGGGAGTTTATTGATAACTTTGCACAAAATACTTTGTTAATATATAACTGGCAAGTAAAAAAATGGTCTTACTGTACAACAGACGTAGATGTTGTAGCAAGTTCAGCATCAGTTGGCATGACATTAGAAGGTCTAGATTTATACGGTAATATGGACACATTGACTACATCACTAGATGATGGATTATGGGCAGGTGGTAAGTTCTTATTTGCTGGTGCAAGAGATACCAAAATTGTTACTTTTACTGGGGCTAATTCTTCAGCACAACTTACTACAGGCGATATAGGCGATAATACAACTTCAGTTGTTACATTGGCACGACCAGTCATAGATAATGGCTCTGGTAGCGTAGCAATAGCGTCTAGGATGCTTTTAAGCGCAGTACCAGAATTAGGTTCATATACTGCTGCTGATAGTGAAAATCGTGTATCATTACGTAGTAGTGGTAAGTACCATCGTCTATCAGTAATTCCTACTGGAAGCAATTGGTCTAATGCCATTGGTCTTGATGTTGATATAACTCCACAGGGTACTAGATAATGTATCGTAAACTTAATCCATCAGGTGCATTACCTCGTGAAATATCCGAGGTGGTAAACAATTTGGTTGAGGGAAAGTCTAATAATACTGGTAACTTTACTACCACACAGGCTACAACTACATCAACTATAATTGATGAGCGCATTGGCTATGATTCGGTTATATTGTTTACTCCAATGAATGACAAGGCTGCTGCTGAGATGGCTTCAGTTTATATATCAGCATTAAATAAAGGCTCTGCGACTATAACGCACGGCTCACATAACTTTGATTGCATTTTTAAATACATAGTGGTGGGATAATGGACTTTTCATACGTACAGCCTAATGAACTAAGACATTGCTGGTGGTGGGTTCGCATGGGTCTTGAGAAGGTTCGTGCTAAAGGTCACTCCGAGTGGCTAGTAGAGGACATCTATTGCGACTGCTACGAGCAACGCTCTATGTTGTGGATATTGCCAGAAAAGAAAGGTTTTATAGTATTACAGCCTAACGGTGTAGAGATGCACATTTGGGCAGCATGGTTAGATTCAAGCAACCCTGATGATTTATCCTTTGGACTTGAGTTTGCCAAGAGCATTGCTAAACAAGGCAACTGCAAAAAAGTGACGTTTTCTTCTATGCGTAGTGGATGGGAAACGAGAGCCAAACAACTAGGATTTAGACCAAGAAATTGGGAATTAAGCATTTAGGAGCATTACATGAAATACAATCACTTAGATATGTTGCCAGAGTTAGCATTCCAACCAGTAGGTAAACGCATGACTTTAGAAGGTAGTGGCGGTGGTGGTTCATCAACATCACAAACTGGCATTGATCCAATACTTAAGCCTTATGTTAGCTACGGCTTACAGGAAGCAAAGAACCTATACCAAGGCACAAGTCCAAGATACTATCCTGGTCAGACTTATGTTGGACCATCTGCTCAAACAACACAGGCATTAACGGCAGCAGGTAATCGTGCTATGGCAGGTAATCCATTACTACCAGCAGCCCAGCAACAACAACAAGACGTGATTAGCGGGCAGTACCTACAAAATAATCCATACTTTAACCAAGCTCTTGCCGGTGCATCACAAGGTGCAACACAAACCTACATGGATGCAATTAAACAAGCCCAAGGTGGCGCATCAATGGCTGGTCGTTATGGCTCTGGTGTAAGTGCTGATATTCAAAACCGTGCTGCTAATACATTATCTAATACACTAGCCAACAAGTACGGTGACTTGGCATATCAAAACTATAATGCAGAACGTGCAAGACAAGAGGCTGCAGCAATGGGCGCACCTGCATTGGCTAACGCTGATTACACAGACATTAATCAATTGCTTAAAACTGGTCAAGCTCAAGAAGACTATGCCAACACAGCACTACAGGCAGACATCAATCGCTTTAACTACAACGAGAACTTGCCTACTGCTAAACTTAACCAGTACGCTCAATACTTATCTGGTACACCTCAAGGTTCTACTACTACAAGCACATCAAGTGGTGGTAAAATAGTATGTACCGCGATGAACGAGGCTTATGGCTTTGGCTCATTCCGTCAAGCCGTATGGTTACAACATTCAGCTACCATGCCAAATGCTAAGACGATTGAGAAGGGCTATCACACATTATTCTTACCTGTCGTAGCCTATGCCTTCAACGGTACACCAAATGCGCTTAGAAACGCTGTAAGACGTGTTGCAGAGCATATTGCACGTCACCGTACTGCTGACTTGTGGAAAGAGATGCGTGGTAAGAAACGTGACCCACTAGGTCGTATCTATCGTGCCGTGATTGAACCTATTTGCTACGTTGTTGGCAAGGTAAAGGGAGCTTAGTATGGATCCGGTTACAATGGCAATGGTAGGGGCTGCCGTAGGTGGTGGTGGCTCTCTACTTAGTGGTAAAAGTTTAGGTAAATCACTTAAAAATGCAGCTCTTGGCGCTACTCTTGGTTACGGTGGTGGTACTTTACTAGGTACTGGCGCTGCTGCTGGTGCAGGTGGAGCTGCTACTGGCGCTACTGGGGCTGCTGGTACTGGATTATCTCAAGGTGCTAGCGGATTATTAGGTGTTGCGCCTACTGCTACTACTACTGCAAGTTTAGCCCCTACTATTGCTCAATCAGCAGTTCCAGAAGCATTGGCTGGAACTATAGAAAGTTCTGGCATGGTGTTTAATCCTGTTACCGGTTCTTATTTAGCTCCGGAGGCATATTTAGGGGCAAGTTCTGCTACTCCAATATATACAGGTACTGGTTCTTTGTTAGACAAATTTACTATGGGCGCACAATCATTAGGTTCTGATTTATCTGCTAGATTACCAGATGCGATGTCTATTGATAATCTTAAAGGTGCAGCAATGGTAGCTAATCAATTTCAACCACAGCCAATGCAAGCAGCTCCAGCAGGTCGTATTGAAGTAGGTCAAGCACCAAGCCCAGAAGGTTTTGCTCAATTTATGCAACAATACTATCCACAATATAAACGACAAAGAAGTGATTTAGGAGTAGGATAAATTATGGCAAACGGATTATTAGATTATTTAAGTGGTTTTGGTTCAACACCACCAGAGTACATGGGCGGTCTGCTTGGTCAAGAAGCTGTAGACAAGTTAAAAAGTCGTGCAGCTACCACAGGTATTGCTAACGCTGTATTAGGCTACCTAGCAGCACCTAAGAATCAAAACTTAGGACTAGGTCGTATCATTGGTCAGTCACTACAGGCAGGTATGACAGGCGCACAAGGTGTCTATGATACTGCTCTGCAAGACTATCAAACTAAGGCTAAGATTGATGAGATGAATCGTCAGAAAGCACAACGTGAATCATTTGATGTCGCTGCTAAAGGATTATATAAAACTACTCCAGCACAATATGCAACTGAGCAAGTATCTGGTGGTGGTTATTTACCACAAACTCCAGATGCAAATGCAGTAGTACCTAACTTTGGTCTAAGCAAAACTTATGCCCCAGCTACTACTCAGCAAGTAATGACTGCTCCAGAAAAACAAGAAATGAGTCCAACTGCATTAAATGCAATGTTATTAAGTGGTGACCCAAGGGCAACTGCTTATTTAACTGGATTAGAAACAATCAAAAAACTTCAGACTCCAGCTAAAGCTGATTTAGTTAAAGCCGGTATTGGTGAACCTATTTATGACCCAAATAAAGGGGAATGGATAATGAATCCTACGGCTAAACCTAATGAAGGAACAAATAAACAACAAGATTATAATTTTTATGCTCAACAAGAAACTGCATCTGGCAGACAACCAAAATCATTTGCTGATTGGGATATGTCAATAGAAACAGCAAGGTCACCAAAATCAACTACAACAATTAAATTGCCTCCACGTGAGCAAACAATATTAGATGTTGACCAAGATACATTAAAAGGTCTAACTGGTGGCGCAAATACATCTAGGAATGTTGCAGCTCAAACTCGTGTAATTAACTCATTAATTGGAAATCAGCAAGGTAATGGCTTGATTAAACTTAATGCAGATTTACAAAACTTCTTAGGTATTAAAAGTCCATCAGCTAATGTTAATCAAGCGATACAAGGTATTTCTACTATTGCTGCTACAGGCATTAAAACTCCAGGAAGTGGCTCAACATCTGACCTAGAGTTTGGTGCTTATCGTTCATCATTCCCAACACTAGCAACGTCAAAAGAAGGTCGTGAATTAATGGCTCAAATTGCTGATGCAAATGCAAAACGTATGTCTAAATTAGCTGACTGGTCAAGAAAAAATGTTGGTAATAATACATTTAGTTATGAAGGTTTAGCTGATTACGATAACTCTTTAGGTCGGGCTGTAAGTGTTGAAATTGAAAATAGAGTAAAAAGATTGTCAGGTGCAAAAGGTGGAGTAAATCAAGATTTATTAAACCAAGCTGATGCAATTATAGGAAACCCATAATATGGCAAATGCAAATGATTACGCACAATGGATTATTAGCAACAAAGATAAAAAAGGCTCTAAAGAGTTTGAAATAGTTGCAAAAGCCTATGAAGTTGCTAAACAACAAGAAACTGCACCAATTGAATTTTCAGCAGCAAAAACTTTAGAAAATGTACCTTCTAGCGCATTGCAGTATGGAAAAAATTTAGCTACGGCAATTACTAGCCCATTGCAAACAGGTCGTGCAATTTTAGACATTGGTGCTGGCGCATTGCAAAATGCTTTGCCACAAAATGTAGTTGATTTTATTAATCAAGCTGATGCTAATAGACCAGAAGCATTACAAGCCGGTGTTGCTGCAAGAGATGTAGCTGGTAATGTTGGTCAGTACTATAAAGAACGATATGGTGGCAAACAAAATGTTTTAAGAGCAATTCAACAAGACCCAGTAGGTGTATTAAGTGATGTATCAGGTGTTTTAACAGGTGGTGCAACATTAGCACCTAAACTAGCTACACTTGGTAAAGTTGGTGCAGCTATTGAGCCATTAAGCATAGCAGCTAATACATTAGGTTATGGAGCAGCAAAAGTTCTTCCATCTACATTGCCAGCAAAATTATATGAAAGTGCTGCAAAATGGTCTACTACATTATCTCCAGCAGAACGAGCTAATATTACTCAAACAGCATTAGAGCAACAAATAATGCCAAGTTATTCTGGTGTAGGTAAAGCTCAAACAACTATTAATGTTTTGGGCAATAGAATTGATGAATTAATTGCAAATGCTACTGAAGCAAATGTAAAAATACCTGCAGCAAAAGTATTTGAAAATCTAAATAATGTTAGAAAAGAATTAGGTGGATTTAAAATTGAAGCTCAACCAGACTTGGCTGCATTAAATAGAATTGAATCAAATTTTAGGCAATATTTAAAGAAAAATAAAATTACATCTGTTACTCCGGCTCAGATGCAAGCATTTAAACAAGATATTTACCAAACAGGTATATATAAAAAGAAAAATCAAGTATCAACTAAAGCTGAAGATGAAGCATTTAAAGCAATGGCAAGAGCAGCTAAAGAGTCTATTGAATCTAAAGTACCACAAGTAAGCGCATTAAATGCTCAACAAGGTCAATTATTAGAACTAATGCCAAACTTAGAAAGAAGTGCCGCTAGGATTGAAAATAGAGATTTACTTGGTATTGGCGGTGGAGTGAAGGCTGCTGGTGGTCAAGCATTAGGTGATACTACCGGTGCTGTACTTGGTGCAACACAGTCAATTTTTGATATGCCAAAACCAAAAGCATGGACTGCATTAAATCTGTATAAAAAGCAAAACCAAGGTCTTGGTGTATTTGGAGATAACAATCCTAATGCATCGTTTATTCGTCAATTACTTCAACAACAAGGAGCATACAACAATGCTCCTGGTCTTTTATACGAACAATAAGGGAATAGTATGACTCCAGAAGAACAAAAAGAATTACACAAGGCAGCATTCAAAGAGGCTATTTCCGAGTGGCTAGACAAGCAATTTGCTACGGTTGGTAAGTGGACATTACGTGGTATAACATCGGTAGCTCTAGGTATGTTTCTGTATGCCTACGCTGCTGCACATGGCTGGGTAATAAAGTGAAACAAGTCATGATTAATCGCATTACGTTATGCGAGAAGTGTAGACAGGCTTTTATTATCAACGAGCAAGGTGACGAAACAGTTTGTGATAATTGTTTAGCAGAAGACGAGCTAACACATGAGCTACTAGACTCCGGTGACTTAATTGGGATTAATTATGACGGTACATAACCTATTTGGTGGGGCGCAAGACTACTTTCAACACATGGTTGGCAAGACCATAGAAGAAGTGGCTATCTTTGATGGTGAGCTAGTAATATTCCTAGATGACTTGTCAGAGGTATGCATATTTGAAGACGAAGCAGGTTTAGCAATGCAGATTAACGAACGACCAGAATTGGATGATTAAATGTTTACTTTACTTACTACACTTGTATCTTTTTTAACAGGCGGTGTGCCTAAGATATTAGACTTCTTTCAAAACAAGTCTGACAACAAGCATGAACTTGCTATGGCTCAATTGCAGATGACGCAACAGCTAGAACTACAGAAGGCTGGCTATGTATTGCAGAAGGACATTGAGGAAATTAAATATGACCAGATACAAACGCAAGTTGCTGGCGCAGAAAGAACTGCACTCTACGAACACGATATTGAAATCGGTAAAGGCGCATCAACATGGGTTATTAACTTACGTGCTATGGTTCGCCCTGCCATTACTTTTGGTCTGTTTGGTTTGTTGGTTGTGGTTGAGCTATTTGGATTTTATTATGCCGTTCATACTGGTATAAGCTATAACGATGCAATGGTAAGTTTATGGTCAAACGATATGCAAACTGTATGGGCATCAATCGTAGCATTTTGGTTTGGTACACAAGCATTTAGTAAAAAATGAAAACATCGCAACGTGGCTTGGATCTTATAAAACGCTATGAAGGACTTAAACTTAAACCTTATCGTTGTCCTGCTGGACTCTGGACTGTTGGGTATGGTCATCTTATTGGTGACGGTGCTATACTGCCAGATAGCTGGAATCGTATATTTAAGATAGAGGAAGTCAATGCATTACTGGTTAAGGATGTCTACAGATTTGAGCGTGGGGTTGAACGCTATATATCTGCAAAACTTACACAGGGTATGTTTGATGCTCTTGTTAGCTTCAGCTTTAATCTTGGTCTTGGCACACTTCAGCGAAGCTCACTCCGTCAAAAGATTAACCGTGGCGATTATGAAGCTGCTGTCAAAAGTCTACTCAAGTATAACAAAGCTGGTGGCAAGGTCTTAAAAGGCTTAGACAATAGACGTAAAGACGAAGCAGCATTATTTAATAAACAAGGATAAGTTATGGCAGGATTATTGGATTACATTACTGAAGCAGCAAAAGCACAGTACGCTAAAGGCGCACCATACCGTAATGCACTAGGTGGTCTATTGTCTGGTGACATGACAGCCTTGCAAGAATTAAACAAGCCATCGCCAGTTATGCCTAATGAAGCCTTAGATGTTGCTATGGCATTTGCTCCTATGGGAATTACTAAAGCAGCAGGTAGCAAGTTTCCTTTAACAGAGTTTGAAGTAAAACAACTAACAGCACAGCGTAATGCAGCATTGCCAGTAGCAGAAGGTGGTCTAGGATTGCCAGCAAGTAATACGGCTATGGATAGGGCAAAGGCTTTAGGGTTTAATAATAATAAATGGCACGAAACTGATGTAAATGGATTTAATGGAATTTCATTGGAAGGGTTTAATCCTAATCGTGCCGTATCTGCTGCATCTGATGAGCAAACACCTTATTCAGTCTTTGTTAAAGATAGTGCAAAACCAGTTGGTATAAAAATTGACAATCAAATGCAAATGCCACTTATGACTAGAGAGGGAAATTCATTAAGTTTTAATACTAGAGATGGTCTACGAGGATATTTTAATCAATATCCAGATATTAGAATTGCAATGGATAATGTTAAAAATGCAGATAAACTTGGTGCAGCAGAAATAGACAAAATTGGTGATGAAATGTTTTCTTATGGTAGAGGTAATGTTCACCCAAATCAAGCAGAACTATGGAGGCAAATTTCTGAAATAACTGGCAACAATGGGATGGTTAATAAGTTAGCTAAAGTTTCAAAAGAAAAAATTACTACTCAATTAAAAAATGACAACATAGATTCTATTAATTTATTTAAAGATGAAGGTTCTATGGGCAGAGCAGTAAATACACAAATGATATTAGACCCTAAAAACATACGTTCTCGCTTTGCAGCCTTTGACCCATTTAGACGCAATGAAGCAGACATACTAGCTGGTGTAGGTGTAGGTGTTCCAGTAGCATCTGGGTTACTTGATATAGAAAACAAAAAAGTACCCAAGAAAGAAAAAAAGAAAACTAAGTAATCATTCCAATGTCGCAGGTATGTCGCTCTATCTCGCCATATTCTTTGTTAAAACAATTTACCTTTTGTTAAAGCAAACTTGTATGGGTCTTTGGCATTCTTTGTTAAGTTGCAAGTTGGGCAAGCAATAACTAAATTATCAATAGTATGTTTGCCACCTTTTGATAATGGCTCATAATGGTCAATGTGATAGTTATCATTACAGTCTGCCGTACACCAATAACAAATCTTTTGTTGCTTACTTAACCATAATTCAACATCTTTAGTTGAATCACCAGTCTTTTCTACAGCCCTTCTTTTAAACTTATAGTTACTTTTAATCAGTCTTATTTTGTCTTGATGATTCTTAGCATAAAGTTTAGAGTAAGCATTTTCTTTTTCTTTGTTTAAATAATATGAATGTAGCCTGTTTTCTTTAACAGCATCTACATTATCTATATACCTATTTTTATCATATTCTTTTTTGTTGTCAGACTTTGATTGCAATGCAGCACATACAATACACTTGCCACTTTTGGTATATTTAACTCCAGCATGACCATGGACACATATTTTGCCAAGATAGGTTGTTAAGCCATTACTTATGGCAAACTTTCTATCATGGTTTATATCTGTCACAGTCATTTATTTAAGCATATCTGAATTAATTGTTAGTCTAGATACTTCACCATAACGCTTGTCGTATGTTATAACTTTAGCATCACGACCAGTTAGCCATCCACCACGTGCAGAATAAGCATCAGCAGGTGCTAGTGTACGGTGTTGCTCCACTATCATTAGGTTGTTTTCTTTAACGTCAATATGATGCAGATGACCTGTATGGGCATAGGCATACTTGGTGCGACCAAACATCTCACGGAACTGACCAGCAAATACCTCGCTTACATTGTGTACCCTACGCTTGTGTCCATGATGGAAGAATAAAGCAGTCTTACCAAACTCAAACGCATTGTATGGGTTAGGTGACGTATCTACTGTTACTCTTGGCTCATTCTCGTACATAACGCTAAACCATTCACGTAACCAAATCTGACTTACTGGATCATGGTTAGCATCAGCCATAATGATGTGCAAGTTTTGGTGTTTCTGTAACAGCATATCAATTACTGTTCGCAATACACGTATAGATGACCGAACTAGCTTTGAGAATCGTGAGTCTACGTCTAGCAAATGTTTAGATGCTGGTGTTACTGCATCCATTCCATCAAAGTGTAAAAAGTCTGATAGCTGGGCAAACACGGCTTGATTAGCATGAGGCGATTGCTGTATTGCTTGAGCAAACCATTTAATGATTAATGCTTCTGCAATCTTAACATCCCAGTTTTCACCGCACTCTTCATCCCAAGCAAGCATACCCATGTGGTAATCGGTAATCACGTAGCAGTTAAGGAGATTATCATTGCCTAGAGGTGGAGGATCTGTCATTGAGATGCGAGGTATTTCTTCTTTCATTGCCTCAACAGCTTGAAGCATAAGCTCCTGCATCTTGTTGTCATCAATACGGCTCTTAACCCATTGCCCACTAGCCTTACCTTCAGCATTGTAGTAGGTAGACACACCACGAACTATAAACGGCTCTGGTGCTACTCTAGTCATGTCGTGGTTAGGTGCGTAACCGGCTAGTGCTGCTTTAGCCTTTAAGCCACGAACAGACACATCAACTACCGTAGCAGTTACACCAAAGAATTTGGCTGCTGCACGATTAGAACCTAGCTCACAAGACTTTGAGTAGTATTCCCATTGTCGGTTGGTAGCATACTGGGCTAATTTATCATCTATTGGAGTTACCATATTTATTCCTATGTTTTTGTTTATTATATACATATTTTGCATAGTATGTAGATATAATTAGCCCTACCACAATACCTAGTATAAAAGCCTCTTTGTAACACAAGATGTAGTCTAAGGTGTACATTTACATTCTTCTTTCATTGCCTCAATGCCTCGCATAAGCAAAACTTCAAAGCCTAGCTGCATCAAGTACATTTTACCTTCTTCGTCTATGTCCAGCTCCGCAATACCGCTACCGTCTGGATGATCCTTTATATCGCCTATCAATTCTATTTTCATATTATTCCCCATATCTAAACTTTTAGTTTAGTTTTACGCAAATAATTAAACGCTAGTGCCAATGTAAGTTGCCTTAACACCACCACCAAATTGCACCTCTACAGCGCAATCTTGACCTTTAGTTCCATGTATTAGTTTATAAACTCCATATCCCATAGAAACTACAGCAATAAGTAGCAATGTTGCTACAATCACTACGGTTCTATCTCCACTACGGTCGCAGTTACAGTTTTGGTTACATGGCATATCAACCTCCATAATATTCAATGATTACGTTAAGTGCTTTGACTACTTTCTTGTCGTGTTTAATGTCTTCTTTGTTAGTAGACTGCCAATCAATAATATTTTGTTTACACGTCTTTAGGTGCGATAAGACCATTGTGTCAAACACATCAGCAATGACGTTATTATCATCAATCTCAATTGCTATTTTCATAGTGACTCCCATCGTTACCGTTTTGACCAACAATGTCTACACGGTCTTCATCCCAGTTAAGCTGGCAACCAGTCCATGCACATTCTTTTGTAGTGCTTAAAGTCTTGCCACACACATTACAGATTGGGTCTTTCTTTTTACGAAAGATACGATCAAAGCCATCAGCATACTTCTCTTGCTGCTCTTTATTGCCAACCTTACTTACTAGGCTATCTCCAGTTACAGGATTGCTAGACATAGGTAAACTCCATAAATTTATTGGTTTCAAAAGAAGGTCGTGCCATTTAACTTTCATAACACGACCTATACGCTAGAATGGTATATCTGATTCTACTTCTTCCATTGGGTCAGCCTTTGCTGCTGGTTTAGTTGCACCACCTTCAGATTTGCCACCTAGCAATGTTACATCACCAACACGACACTCTAGACTTGATTTCTCTGTACCATCCTTGGCTTTGTAAGGGCGGAGGCTAATCTCGCCTGTAACACCTATTTGTGTGCCTTTTAGAAGCATTGGCGCAAGTATTTCTGCACGTTTTCCCCATAAGTTGCAGTTTAACCATGTGGTCGTGGCTTTATCACCATAACCGGCAGTCAATGATAGCGAAAAGTTGCAGATTGCATCTTGGTTTGCTGTGTAACTTAATTTTGCATCTTGTCCTAAGCGACCTGTTGCGTTTAGATTATTCATTTTAGTTCCTTTAGTTGATGTTGATTAGTTCTGTTTTAATAAAAGTTGATGCTGGGTTAGTAGTTTTATATCTTGTTGCACCAATTTCAGCAGTTTCAATAGATTTAAAATTTCCAAAACAAAAATAATTTCCATTTCTGCTTTTAAAAACATTTACATAAAATGTTAAATTAATTTTTTCCATTATCTAATTCTAGGCATTGGTTTTGAAAGTAAATATTTGTGACCCATATTCTTAATAGCCAAAGCTATTTTAGCATCACGGTCTGCCACCTCTTTTTGGCTGGGTGGTGTTAAGCCATATAGTGACTTGATAACCATATGCTCTACCTTAAAAGCAATTTGTGTTGCAGTTGCCACGACTATCGCAACAAGTAGTGCAGGTTACAATTCTACCGCCAGACATGATTGTGTGAGTAGAGCAAGCTGCGTAAGCTGTTACTGATACTACTAATAATACTAAAGCTATTAAAATTTTATTCATGACTATCTCCTATTTATTTGTACTAGAATATTTTTTGTATGATGACCTGGTCTTGCTATCCAACAAACCCCACATTACAGACTTCTGTTCGTTATCAAGTGCATCCCATGTTACTTTGGCTTCAGCATGATTGTTGTCAGCTACGAATGCAGTAAAGCCTTCAGCTAATGAGTGCAATATGTCCATCTCTTCCTTGCTGTACTCTGGTGACTTGAGTTCTGGGATTACTGGCTTGTCTGCTCCAGTAGTAGCATCAAGTGCGTCATGCTCAACGATTTCCATCGCTGTAACCCATAAATATCTACGAGTGTATGTTTCTACTGCACCTAGATTTTGAATAGGATGACAACCTTTTAAATTAGCATCTGCCATAGGGCTGGTGATAAAAATTTGTGAGCCATCATCAACATCTGTAATGGTCAATGTTGCCAAGTCTGACGCAAAGCTAACCACACCACATAAGCCAGCATTACTAAATATGTTGTTGATGGTTGGCAAGAAGTCACCCAGTTCAAAGTATTTATAGCCGGCAAACTTGTTGTGACCTGACTTGCTTAGTTTGGTGTTTTGTAACTCTAATCTAGCATTGTTTAATTTTTTATAAACTGACATATCATTCTCCTTAAATTTCAATCTCTGTGTCTTCTGGTAAGCCCATAAGGTCTAAGAAAGACTCAAGTGCATCACCTTGCTCAAGTATATTAATAAGCTGTTCGCCATTTCCTATACTGTAATTGTTATATAAATACTCTGTAAACTGCGCTTGCAGGTCAGCAATATGCTGTTTGCGCTCTTGTTCGTAAGAAACTGACATATTACACCGCCAATAATAAATATAAGAAAATTGATAATAAGACTACACTCACAAAGCATAAGCCTTCTATAACTGGTGTAAAGTCTGTTTTAGGTTTGTAGTTTTTGTAATCACGCATTTTGTTCTGCCTCTTTTTCAATAGCAGATATACATACGTTAGCAAATGATTTGGCAAACACAACGAAATCTTGTGCGCTCTGCTCACGGTCTACTTTTCTACCTGCGTTTAAGGAATTGTCGTATGCAATAACCATTGCTTTGAGAGTCTGAGCAATAGCTTGCTGGTCAGCGTAATCTAATACGATTGAAAATACATCGTCTGCTGATTTTTGATATGTTTCTGTGATGTGGTCATAAATACGCTCTTCTGTATTGTCATTATGATTGCCACGGTCTTGCCAATCTGGATCGTTAGTGCAACCTGGGTACCAATCTGCGTTATAGTCCATTATATTTCTCCTTACCGTTTCTATTAAATTAATCGCTTTGTTGCTGCGATGTGTAATATTAATCCATCTAAATTAATAATGCAAGTATTATTTATACATTATTTATATGTATCTAAATTACCTTTAATTGGTAATGGTTGTGTTTTATATGCAAAAATGCTTCTAGTTAAACCAATTCCACATATAAACAAATTACTAACATCATTATTTAATTTATTTCCATCAACATGAATAACACATTCTGACCTATGTAATTTACGACCAAGTGCATTCTCAGCAACAATTCTCTTTAATGCCCTATAAATATTGTTTTTATTATTTTTTGTATCTTTACTTTCAATAAGAACAAGAACATCTCCAGATTCTTTAGAAATATATTCTCCACCCTTCCAAGATGTTGAATTTTCTTTTTTCATATGTTTTGTTTGGCAATCTGGATTACAATATCTTGCTACTCCTCCTCTAGATATACATAGTGATTCGTACCTAGTAAATTCAGCACCACAACATTCACAATTAAATTTTAATTTTTTTGCCATTTTATTTCTCCATAATTTCTATTAAGTCAGTTGTTTTTTATTAACTGATGTATAATATTAATTCATAGAATTTAATAACGCAATACTTTTTTATACATAAAGTAAAAATAATTATGAAAGTATCAGAACATCAAGAGCAGGTCATGCTAATCACCTGGTTCAGAATGCAATACAAGCAATACAAGTATCACCTATGGGCAATTCCTAACGGTGGATCACGGCACATAGTTACGGCAGTCAATTTAAAGGCAGAAGGAGTGCTTGCCGGAGTCAGCGACCTATTCTTAATGATTCCTAATAGTAAGTATCACGGAATGTTTATTGAGATGAAGGCAAAGTCTGGAAAAGTGTCAGATAGCCAGAAAGAGTTTATGGCAGCAGCTAATTCAATGAACTACTTGCCGGTTGTATGCTTTGGTTTTGAAGAAGCTAAAACTGCAATAACAAATTACTTGCAAGAAGGTAAAAGTTAGTTTAAAGTAACGCTATCACTTGACGGTGAACATCGGATAAACCTTAGTCAACACTCTGCTGGTATCCGCCAGTCCGTCAACATCCCTAAAAAAGATGAGAGTGTTGTCTAAGGTTTTTTTTTGGAGAAAACAAATGAAATGGTTTAAACACGATTCAGACGCAAGTAATGATGCTAAGTTAAAAAAACTAAGATTAAAGTATGGCGCACAAGGCTACGGCATATATTGGTATTGCTTAGAGTTAATAGCTCGCAATGTTGAAAAGCATAATCTAACTTTTGAACTAGAACATGATGCTGAATTAATTGCTGATGATTTTAAATTAAGCACAGAATTAGTGCAGCACATTATGACATTTATGGTTGAAATTGGCTTATTTGAAAATACAAAGGGAATTATTACCTGTTTAAAGATGGCAACTAGAGCTGATGAGTACACGCAACAAATTATTAGAGATAACAAGAGGTTATCAGCCTCACTTGTAACTCCCGATAGTGTCCCTAGAATGTCCGAGGTAAGAGAAGAGAAGAGAACAGAAGAGATTAGAATAGATAAGAAAGAAAAGAAAGAAACTACTAAAGGCTCTCGCCTTTCACAAGACTGGGTAATACCTGAAGAATATATAAAATTCTGCCAAACAGAACGACCAGAACTTAATGTTCAATCTGTAGCTGATACATTCAAAGACTATTGGATTAGCAAAAGTGGTTCTGCTGCAGTTAAGACAGATTGGTTTGCTACATGGCGCAATTGGGTAAGAAGGCAAGAGGCTAGACGTATAGATAAGCAAGCATCAACATTAAATGCAGCACTATCAGTATTTAAACCACAGTACATTGCAGAACAAACTGCTCACATAAAATTAGTTGGAGATAATCATGCAGAATTTTAATTTGCCAGCAGAATGGGTTGAACGTATTTTTATGCGACTACATGGTCGTTTTGGTAATAACTTTTTTGATAAGTTCAAGATAGGTCAAGTTAACGATGCTGGTGAAGATGTTGGTATTGCAAACGCAAAGGCTACTTGGTCATCAGAACTTGCCGGCATTAGTGCAGAGCGTATTAAAGCTGGATTAGAAGCCAAATACCAATATGCACCTAATTGCGATGAGTTTTTAAAGCATTGCGTAACAAGTAACATACAAGACTTTAAGGCACTACCTGCACCAGTAGACCATGAAAGCAATAAGGCTCACGCTGATAAGTTGGCTTTATATGTACATGAGCGATTAAAACCAAAAACAGACTACCATGCCTGGGCTAAACGTATTTTAAAAAATCCACAAAACTTTCCGGAAACTTCAGTTACTGCTGCAAGAGAAGTGCTAGGGGAAAATTATGCGTAATCCATATTTTATTACAGAGCCAACAATAATCAGTTTTAGTGGTGGCAGAACATCAGCCTATATGTTGTGGAAAGTATTGGAAGCTCATGGCGGTAAATTGCCTTCAGAAGCCATTGTTTGTTTTGCTAACACAGGAAAAGAAGAAGAAGCCACATTAAAGTTTGTGCATGATTGCTCTATAAATTGGAATGTACCTATTGTATGGCTTGAGTATCGTGATGCAGAGATTAAGTTTGCGGTCGTTGATTACACAACAGCTAGTCGTAATGGTGAGCCTTTTGAGGCTTTAATTAGAAAGCGTGGAATAGTTCCTAATCCTAGAAATAAATCTTGCACAGCAGAATTAAAGATTAGAGCCGTATCAAGATACATTAAATCTACTGGATGGACAGAATGGCAATCGTTTGTTGGCATAAGAGCTGATGAAATGCACCGAGCCATAAGATTAAAGGGTGACAGCAAAGGAGAAAAACCAGTTTGCCCATTAGCTAATGATGAAGTAACAAAAGAGATTGTTGGTAATTTTTGGAAACAGCAAAAGTTTGATCTTAAGTTACCTAACATTAATGGAGTTACGCCATTAGGTAATTGTGATTTATGTTATTTAAAAGCTGAAGGAAAGATTAAATCTATTATTCAAATGAATCCAGAAAAAGCAATTTGGTGGGCAAACATGGAAAAGTTAGCATTTGATATTAGCGGTCCTGGAACTGGAGCGTTATTTAGAATAGATAGACCAAGTTATTCACAATTAATAAAAAACAATGCTAGTCAGTTATCATTGCTAGATGATGACTCAATAGAATGTTTCTGTGGTGATTAATATGAAGTGGACAGAACAAGACAAATACCACATTAGTTCTGGTGCATGGACTATAGCCAAATACTTCTTACCTACCGGAGTTAAGTACGGTCTTAGCAAAATGAACAAAAATATTGGTTATTACGACACATTGGAAGAAGCCAAACAAAGGATTAAAAATGATAACGATAGGTAAAGCAACAATACACAATATGGATTGCATGGATTATATGAAGTCATTGCCAGATAATTCAGTTGATTTAATTATAACAAGTCCTCCATATAATTTAGGCAATTCGCATCATACTGGGAATAAAAGACATAATCCTTATGAAGACAATATGCCAGAAAAAGAATATCAAGAATGGCAAATAAATGTATTAAACGAGTGTTATAGATTGTTAAATGAAAATGGCAGCATTTTTTATAATCATAAAAATAGAATAAAAGACGGGTGTCAAATTACACCTTATGAGTGGATATTAAAATCAAAATTAATAGTTAAACAAGAGTTGGTTTGGTTCAATGGAAGTCAAAATTTTGACAAGATAAGATTTTATCCAATGACAGAAAGAATTTATTGGATGACAAAAAATAAAGAAACTAAATTGTTCAACGAAATTAATCACCATGATTTGTTTTACAAAGATGAATGGCAATCAGAAGGGACAAATAAATTTCATACCAGAGCATTTCCTGTAAAAATGGTTGAAAGTTTAATATTGTGTTTTAAAGATGCAAAAATTATCTTTGACCCTTTTTCTGGAAGTGGAACAACAGCAATAGCTTCTGAAAATTTAAAAAGAACTTTTATTGGATGTGAATTAAATAGTGACTATTTTGAGCAGTCAATTGAAAGAATTAAACTAGAGGCTGCACAAGAAAGGTTATTTGAATAGTTCTTGCATATTTTATACAACGTGATATATAATAATTCTATCAACGACAGAAAGGGTTATTAATGACACACACAGAGTTAAAAGAACTACGTAGTAAAACAGGATTATCACAGAAAGAGTTTGGCACTAAGTTGTTTAAGACTAGGGACAGCATTGCCAAGTACGAGTCCGGCAAGTTTACGATTCCTGCTTACATGGATATTTTAGTAAAGGCTGTGTTTAGTGAAAATAATGCTTGATTGCTCACCGGCTAAAATTGAAGATTATGCTAAACGCTATAACTATAATTTTGGTCAATTAAGAACACCGCTAACAGCTTACGCTTTAAGCGGTAAAGTTTACGGATTAGATAATGGCTGTTTTAGTAAATTTAACAAAAAAACATGGCTAAGATTAGTAGCTGAAGCAAAAGAAAATGAATACCCAAAGTTTGTTTGCTCTCCAGACATTGTTGGTGATGCAAGACGAACACTAGAATTGTTTGACCAGTTTTATGATGTTATTAATCCTTTGCCAGTTGCTTTGGTTTTACAAGATGGCATAGGTGACTTTGCAATTGATTGGAATAGAGTTGATGCTGTATTTGTTGGTGGCTCTGATGCCTTCAAAATTTCAGATGAAGCTAGAAATGCTTGCAAAGCAGCAAAGATGTTAGATAAATGGGTTCATGTAGGTAGGGTAAATACAGCGCAAAGGGTTTCACAATGGATTGGTCTTGCAGATTCTATTGATGGATCTGGCATAAGCAAATATGACCATATGCTTGAAGCTGTATTGAATGAACTAACTGGTGAAAAACCACAGAAGGAGTTGATTTGATTTTGAAATGTGAATACTGCGGAATAGAAGGATTTTCTTGCTCAACATACAATCCAGACCACAAGATGGAATGTTCATTTTGTAGAGGCAAACGATTAAGTATTTACGACACATTGTCCAAAGAAAAATTGATTGAAAAATTATTAGTCACACATCGTGAGTTGCATTGCATGACAGAAAACTCTAAAGCAGCATGGGCTATGCTTGATGTTGAAAAGCAAACCACCAAGACAATGAAAGAGTGGCTAACAAGATGGCTGCAATACGGTGAGAATACATTTTGCGAAAGCGAAACACTTATTACAGAAACAAAAAAAGTATTAAGTTTATGACTATGATTTCATGTAATGAATGGATTAAACGCATGAAGGCTGCTGGATTTACAGGTAAATTTCGTGCAACTGATGGCACTAGGGTAATAACTGGTGAAATAAAGAAAGACTCAACAATAGAAACGGTGAAAGTTAAGACTTCTACAGAGTCAAGACAAAAAATAAAGGACTTATTCAAGAATGGAAATTAAACAATTTAACATTAGCAGCAGTAACTTGCCTTACTTGTTTGAAAAAATTAAGGCATTAGATTTATCGCAGGGTTATGTAGCTAACGTAACGATCAAGTCACACACACGTAACCTAGAGCAGAACTCTAGATTATGGAAGTTGTATGGTGCGCTTGGCGAGTATATTGGCGAGTCACCAGATAAAGTACATGAACTTATGGGATGGAAGTTTCTACGCAGCCAGACTACCGTAAATGGCGAATCAATTGAGGTCATCAAGAGTACGACTAAACTGTCAACGGCAGAGATGGCTGATTATCAACGTCATGTTGAAATATGGGCTGGAAGTATCGGCTTTGTGTTTAATGAGAACATATAATGAACTATTTAAGCGTATGTAGTGGAATAGAAGCAGCAACAGTAGCTTGGCATGACATGGGATGGAATGCAGTAGGCTATTCAGAGATTGAGAAGTTTCCAAGTCAATTGCTAAAACATCATTACCCAAATGTTACTAATTACGGTGACATGACAAAATTTAAGGAGTGGAATATAAATGAACCAGTCAACCTTTTGGTCGGAGGAACACCTTGCCAGTCATTTTCCGTTGCCGGACTTAGAAAAGGTTTGGCAGACCCTCGTGGAAACCTCATGCTTACCTACCTCGCAATGGCTGACCACTTTAAACCCAAATGGATTTTATGGGAAAACGTATCCGGAGTACTCTCTAGCAACGGAGGAAATGACTTTGCAGCCTTACTTCAAGGGTTGGCTCAACTCGGGTATGGGTTCGCCTACAGAGTTCTTGACGCTCAACATTTCGGAGTGCCACAAAGACGCAGACGTGTGTTTGTTGTCGGATGTCTTGGAAATTGGCGAAGTGCAGCCAAAGTACTTTTTGAGTCAGAGGGCTTGTGCAGGGATATTAAACCGAGCAAAAAAACACAACAAAAAGATTCCAGCAATGCTAATAGCAGCATTGAAGAATGCGTAGCTTTAGATGAAAGAAATGTCAGAATGTTTAGCAATGAAAATTTAAAGACTTTTCCAAGTTTAACTGCAACTGATTATAAGGGAGCAAAATCTATTTGCTTTAAAGTGAGAGGCGGTTGTGCTGGTGGTGGTAAAGGTTATTTGGGGAGCGAAGAAAAAGCATTTACAATTAGCACAATACAGGATCAACAACTATTTGCTGATATGCGAGTTCGTAGGTTAACTCCTATTGAATGTGAAAGACTCCAAGGTTTTCCAGATAACTACACTAACATACCTACATCAAGTGACAGCACACGCTATAAAGCGTTGGGTAACTCTATGGCTGTACCTGTAATGAAGTGGATTGGTAATAGGATTAATAATGTCTAAAATCACACAGTCAGCTAAAGGCGAGAACTGCACAGTCAGAATTATTGGCTACTGCAATGGCAATCCAGAAACAACCGTTTTGGCGCATTTAAATGGCATTAGGTATGGACACGGTACTGGTCAGAAAGTAAACGACCTACATGGTGCGTATTGTTGCTCTGGATGCCACGATGCTATAGATGGCAGAGTAAGAACTAACCACACAAGAGATGAATTGAAGTTATCGCACCTAGAGGGTGTTATTGAAACGCAACTAAGATTAATTGAGAAAGGTTTAATATGATTGTCTTTCGTAAGAAGGTAGATGCATGGGTAGTAACAGCTAGGGATTCAGAATGCCAGATTATCCACATTGGTAATTATCAGACACAAGAAGAAGCCAAGGCAGCCGAGCAAGCATTTAGAGAAAAAAGAATCGCAGAGTCATACGCACAACAAGAAGCAAAGCTAGACAGGTTGGCAAAAGAGATGGTTGCTAGATATAACGTCTACCTAGAATTTTGCGTATTGCCTAAGACCTTAACAGACATGAAGCAACAATTAGATGCCGATAAGAATACTGCGTCTAACACAATTAAGAGCTTAATGGCTAGGGGCTTTATGAAGAGCATTGTTGTTAGCGATACCGGAACACGTAAGTATTACAGCTTTGTAACGATTAAGCTAATGAGCTACGAGGATGCATTAGAGTATGTGTCACCTAGAAAATACAAAACTAAGGTTAGCGAAAATACACCAACATTGCCTGGTGCAAGGGTAATTAACTTTGATGACAGGAAACTAAGCAATCTTTACATGACTCAACGATCAATAGACAGGGCTAATATGAAGTCACCTAAAAACCACGTAAGCGGATCAACAATGTCAGCGAGTGACTGGTAATGAGCGTACTAGACATCCAACACGGTGGCAACCACTACAAAGGCTTTGCAATACAGCCAGCAAAGTTTTGCTATTACAATAACATTCCGTACCTAGAGGCTACTGCTATTAAGTACCTTTGTAGGCATAGGAATAAGAACGGTCTGGAGGACTTAAAGAAGGCGATGCATTTTATTGAGATGCTGATAGAGTTTGAATACTCTCAAGAACCCAGTCATGAAGACATCATGAAAAATGTAACTCCATAACTAGGTATATACAATGTATATATTATTTGTTCATTACGTACATAGTAACTTCAAAGCCAAAACGCATTTGTGTAGCTGCTGGTGTAGTCCACATGATATTAGTCCTTAATCTGTACCAAGCAATATTGCTTGTATGTAATAATGTGCTTAATGTTAGACACTAACAATAGTTAAAACCATTAAAAGTGATACATTGACCACGATTGATTAATATGGTAAAGTCACGTAACGATTTATAGTAGTGCGATTTTGCATTACTTTTTTATTCCAGCGACAGTACATCGCTAGAAAGCAATCACAGCCCCTCAGACGTGATAGGGTAGACTCCGAGGTAGTCTAGTTGCGAGAACCTCCTATTTTTTAGGGAATGACTATGGCAAAAGGTTTGTTAGACACAAAAACTACTATTGGCACAACCAAAGAGATTGCTGACAACACCAAGAATGCCATTGATAACTATTCTCTTGGAGCTATGAACCCAAGTTTGCCTAACACAGAATACTGGGCAAAGATGGCTAAGATGTTCCGAATCACACCGGCAGAAGCCAAGCGTCAACGATGCGGTAACTGCGAATACTACGACAATACTCCCGAAATGTTTGAGGCTATGGAATCCATTCCACTAAACAAGTACGACCTGTATGATGGTCAAGCTCAGAGAGGATATTGCGTAAAACTTGAATTAATTTGCCATAACAGTAGACTATGTAGTGTTTGGGAGAAAAAAGAATTTGAAAATCCAATGACAGATTAAATTTGTATGGCTAGGTTTAGCGACCGAAAAGATAGAACCTTACTATCCTGCCAATACATTCAATAAGGCTATTAACTAAAGGGGTTAATATGATTACACAAAGTGAATTAAAAGAATTATTAAATTATGATGAAACGACTGGATTGTTTTTTAGATTAAAATCTAATAATCAACGCAAGGTTGGAGAAGTTGCTGGTACAGTTCATCATGAAGGTTATATTAGAATACAAATAAAATATAAAATATATGCTGGTCATAGATTAGCATGGCTTTATAAATATGGTGAATTTCCAAAAAGTAAAATTGACCACATTAATGGCAACACATCAGATAATAGAATTAATAATTTAAGACTAGCCAATGATGTTGAAAATGCCAGAAACAGAAAAATTACATCACAAAATAGTAGTGGCTTTAAAGGTGTATCAAAACATTTAAATATGTGGCGAGCTAGATACAAGGCAAATAATAAATCATATTGTTTAGGATTATTTGAAACAAAAGAACTTGCCAGTAAAGCATATGAATTAGCTACATTAAAAGAATTTGGTGAATTCCATTATAATAAGTCAAGGGATTAATTATGCGATTAGATAAAGCAGCAGAAAAGATTGGTAAGGTTATGGGCGAGTATAAAGACAAAGAGCTTCACTCCGGCAAAGGTGGCAAAATAGTTAAGTCACGTAAGCAAGCCATTGCAATCGCACTAAGCGAGGCTAACAAGGGCAAAGGCAAGTAATCATGGCTAAAGATCCACGATTAGATAGAGTTGGTGTATCTGGTTACAATAAGCCAAAAGCTACACCAGGTCATCCAACCAAGTCACACGTAGTAGTAGCAAAAGACGGTGACGAGATTAAGACTATTCGCTTTGGTCAACAAGGTGTAAAAGGCAGTCCAGATGGCAGCAAGCGTAACGAAGCATTTAAGGCACGACACGCTGAGAACATTGCCAAGGGCAAACTAAGTGCTGCGTATTGGGCTAATAAGGTTAAATGGTAAATGAACGACCATTGGTTTATTATCCTGTTAGCTGTAATCGCTAACATTACACTCGTTATTAACGCAATACATCATTGGTAAACTAATTTTAACAACAGGGTGACCAACCTACTAGGAGTCACAACAAAATGACAGAAGAAAAAGCAGCACAATTAGCAGCAGCCAGAGAGAAGGCAGCAGAGGCTAATCAAGGTAACAATCATTCAAGTAAAATCAATAGATTAATGAATGAAACTCTGAAACGTATATTAATTCAGAATGAAGGGTTAAGAGCAAGGACTATTAGCGAGGCTCTAGTGGCTAAAGCAGAGGATGGTGACGTATCTGCTATCAAAGAAGTCTTTGACAGAATGGATGGTAAGGTAGTCCAAGAGAACAAAATAAGCGGTGATGCTGATGCACCATTGTTGATACAAGTGGTAACGGGTATAGATGACAACTACTAACCCGATTGACTTAGGCTACAAGCCTCGGTTACCACAGAAAGAGATACATAAGGCAGTAAGAGAGAATCGTTTTGTAGTAGCTGTAGCGCATCGTAGGATGGGGAAAACTGTTTCTGCTATAGTGCAATTGATTCATTCTGCATTACAGAACGGACAGAAGAATCCTAGGTACGCTTATATAGCACCTACTTACTCACAGGCTAAAAGGGTCGCATGGGATTACCTAACAGAATATACTCGCTCACTTGGTGGTACTGCAAACATCGCAGAGCTACGAGTGGACTTCCTGGGCAGACGAATCAGCCTATACGGTAGTGAGAATGGTGACAGTTTAAGGGGACAATACTTTGATGGTGTTGTGCTAGATGAGATAGGTGACCAAGACCCAAAGATTTGGAATGAGATTATAAGACCGGCACTAGCAGACAGAAAAGGATTCTGTTTGTTTATTGGTACTCCGAAGGGCAATAATCACTTTCGTGAGTTTAAAGAACGAGCAATGGTCACCGAGGGTTGGAAGTTCTTAGAGTTTAAGGCTAGTGATACTGGCATACTAGATCCACAAGAGTTGGCTAGTGCTAAGAACGAGATGGGCGATGACAAGTACAAGCAAGAGTTTGAGTGCAGCTTTGATGCACCAGTAGAGGGTGCTTACTACGGTAAGTTACTAATGGATGCAGACAACGAGAACAGAGTAACTAAAGTTCCTAAAGACGGTCTAGCAAAACTTGTATGTAGCTGGGACTTAGGTGTAAGTGATTCTACTTGTATATGGGTAGCCCAAATAGTCGGCAAAGAGATACAGCTAATAGATTGTACTGAGAACCACGGAGTCGGACTTGATTACTATGTTAGTTGGTTGCGTGATAATGGTTATGACAAGGGTCAGCAGATTCTTCCGCACGATGTAAGAGTCAGAGAGATGACCACAGGTCGCAGCAGACTTGAGGTGTTGATGGAAGCAGGACTAGACGTAACAGTAGCACCAAGCCTATCTATAGCAGATGGCATTCAAGCAGTTAGACGTATGCTGCCACGATGCTGGTTTGACATGGAACGGACAAAGAACGGTCTAGTAGCATTGCGTAACTATAGACGTGAGTTTAACGAGAAGCAGAATGTGTTTTACGATAAGCCAGTTCACGACTGGTCATCACACTTTGCAGACTCGTTTAGGTACTTAGCAATAGGGTTAGTAGAAGTAGATACAACATGGTCTAAACCATTACAACAAAATAAGGCATGGGTCGTATGATGAATCAAGAAGAATTAAAGGCACTATGTGCTGACGAGATTAATAACGCTATTGGCTACTTAGAGTCTGATACGGTTCAAGCTCGTGCTGATGCCATGAACTACTACTTCCGTGACAAGTACGGCACAGAGGTAGAAGGTCGCAGCCAAGTAGTCACCGGTGAGGTAGCTGAAGCCGTAGATGGTGCATTACCTCAACTAATCCGTGTATTCACGTCATGCGAAGATGCTGTGCGCTTTGAGCCTACTAAAGACGGTGAAGAAGAACTCGCTGACCAGGCTAGTGACATGGCTAACTGGGTATTCTATAAAGACAACGATGGCTTCTTGATCTTGCACAACTGGTTCAAGGATGCATTGCTACAGAAGGTCGGTGTAGTTAAAGCCTATTGGGAAGAGAAAAAAGATACCATCAAAGAGAAGTACAAAGGCTTGTCTGATGACGAGCTTGCGATGATTATGCAGACCGGTGAGTGGGAAATTATCAAGCAAGTGACTGACATTGTAATTGGTGCTGATGGTATTCCTTACAACACCCACAACATTACAATCCAAAAGATAAACGACCAAAGCCGTATTGCTATTGAGAATGTACCACCAGAAGAGTTCCTAATTAGCAAACGTGCTAAGACAATTGAAGACTCACCATTCACAGCTCACCGTAGGATGATTGCTCGTGGTGACTTGATTGCAATGGGCTACGATAAAAATGTAGTAGATACTATCCCAGCCGGTGACCGATTAGAGTATTCACCGGAGCGTCTAGCTCGTTTTGGTCGTGATGAACAACCAGACTACGCACAATCATCTGATATGTCTATGGAAGAGGTAGAGATATTTGAGTGCTACATTAAGGTTGATACAAACGACAATGGTTTGCTAGAACTACGCAGAGTTATCATTGGTGGCGAAGAAATCCTATCTAACGAAGAGTGCAACTACGTACCATTCCACTCTGTATGCCCAATTCCTATTCCGCACAAATTCTTTGGTCAGTCACTAGCAGACCGGACAATGGACTTGCAACTAACCAAGTCTACTATTTTACGTCAGATGCTAGACAACTTGTACCTAACAAACAATGCGCGTGTAACTGCCGT